ATACCAAATGTAACACCACGACCAAGAACAAAGCCCTTGGCCGTGGTTATCATTCTACTAAAATCATTATTACCGCGAGTTAAAGCTCTGTGTTGAGCATTAGAATATTTAATCACGTTACTCGTCATGGCTTTATAAGACGGTGAAACACCGTCTACTAATCTCATTGCCATGCTTACAGAATAACCCATTAATACACCCTACTTTTCATATTGCTTTTGTATAGCAGAATACCATTCATACCAATACACAAGATCATCAAAACCCAACTCATCAATAACAGCAATGGATTCACCATGAGCAAACATTGCCCCCATCATGACGTGCATTCTTTTTAAAACTTTAGCACGTCTTATACTAAAAAATAGAAAGCACCTAACTGACTCATAACTGCAACGTCAGAACCAGTAAGTTTTTCAATCATATCTTGAGTAGATGAGCAAACGGCCCCTACAAGAGCCTGTATCATTGCCTCTTTGCCCTGCTTTTCAGCTCTACCCATAATCTTACGGTGTTTAGCTTTAAGCTTACCGAATTTCAGCAGATTTATGTCACCAATTGGATTTGAAAGGTATTGGGTAACTAAAACACCCTCTTTATCAGACTCTTCAAATGATATGCGTTTTTCACGTACCAACTTCACCATTGTGTCACCAATTTCATCAGCTGTTACGGTTGATCCATCATCAGATTTCTCTGTCATGTTCTCTGCTGCTGTTACAAGGTCAATCTCATAAAACTCAAGAAAAAGCATAAGCTGTTCCAATGCATCTTCTTCACTAAGAAATAGCTCTCTCTTTTTTCTGAGAGAAAATTTTGATTCTGCCATAGTGTCACTCCTCGACAAATTAAAAATAGGGTAAGAAAATTCTTACCCTATTAATATAATTAAAAACACCTTCAAGCAAGCGTTATGACTTTAACCATTTTCCCGCTGGTATAAGCATAACTTCAACAATACCTGTTTTTGTACTAAGATCACCGATACCAATTGTTATAGATTCAGATTGATACACTTGTCCACCAGACCACGTAAATGACCCAGAGATTTGCTCACCTCTATTTGCAAGGCCTTCAAGAAAGTCGTAAATTGCTGGGTCTGAGGCGTTAACCTGGACACCCTCAGCATTTGGATTTTTCTTTTCGATGCCCACAATTGGCGCACCACTTGTTGCTGTTACCGTAGTTTCAGACGATGGCTTGATTGTTACATCTGCTTCTGCAACTACATCAAGCTCCTCACCCGATAGCTTAAGACTGATAATACTACCTGTTGCTGGCATAATTACACTCCAAAATTAATGTCAAAGATTACTTCTTGATTTAAAATTCCACCTTCACCAGAATAGACAACCTTCATATCAAAATCGAAGCCTGTACCACCTTGTCGGTATCTAACTGAATCCACTTCCTTAAGACCATCAAGAGTTGCCGTAAGAGAGAACAACATACCAAGACCAAGATATTTGCCAGCAAGAAAAACAATGGCATCCTTAACAGACTGAATATCTCTAACCTGTCTCTTTGCCGTTGGATCTGTGACCGTGTTTGCAACTTCAACAATAGTAATGTTCTGCCATTGCTCAGTGCCGAAGTGTCTTCTATTGTTATAGGCAATATTTTGAGAAATAGAAATGTCTCTCATTGATCTAAATCCGTTGTTTTCTTGAGGTACAGAATCAGGTCTGTAAAAACTCACTACATTTTGAAGGACAACAGAGTTACCGCCAATTACCATAGTAGGTGAAATTCCAGCCTTAACAGCTGTATCTCTATTATCATATTCATCAGTCCATCTTGTCAAACCTGGGAAAACTCCAGGAAGATTGAACCCAATATAAGAAGCCTTTGCCAAAATAGCGTTTGCAGCTTCCATACCGCCAATAGCAAGAGCACCGATTTCTGATGGGTGATTAGGAGAGTTCGGCACGACTACAACACCATTAGTTCTGTCAAGCTTTCTTGAGTCAGAAAAAGTAATAAGTGCCGATAGATCATTTTCAACATTACCGATAACAGATCTAAAGAATCTACCAACAAGCTTATCGTAACAAGCAGCGTTAGTATTACCTTCACCATTATACGTTGATATAGCATCAAGAGTTGTTGCATCCTGGCCATATCCATGAACAAGTGCAGTGAAGTGTTTTTCATTAGAGTTATCACCCGTACCCATTGCTGCAAGAGCAGGTGCTATATCAGCAACACCACTTCCAGAAGCCATATCAACAATCGTAACGGTTACACCTTCTGGTGTTACTTGATTAGCCTCTAAATTAAGAGCTATTGATAAATCATTACCCCAAACACCTTTTGAAATAGACGTGATCGTAATAACGCCAGCAGTATTTTCAGCTGTAACAGGCATTTTAGTGTCACCAGTAATTTTAGCAACAATCGCATCAGCAATATCAGTTTCACTTGCATCATTAGCAACAGATACACTTGCATTTTGTCCGTTAATGTAGAGTGAAAGAGTGCCAGTTTTTGCAGTAGCAGCTACAATTGTAATTGTACCCGTTGCTAATACATCTGTACCACCTTCAGCTTGGGGTATAATCCAAGTTTCAGCACCACTAGAAGTAAGGTAGGATGCTTCAGCAAGGCGGTGTAGCATGGTGCCATACCCAACAATCGAACCGACCTCTGGAGCCGAATAAACACGAACAGGAGTATCTACAGCTAGACCACCCGATAATTTTGCTGCGTCAGCAACACCGATAATTACAATCTTTCTTCCAAGAATTGTAACACCTGGGTTAATGACTTCATTTCTAATTCCTACCGCATTTGCTGCAGCTAGTGAACTTGAATCTAAAGTAGACATACAATACTCCTCTTTTTATTAAGATAGTTGATTTTCAACGTCAATAGTATCTTGTTGTTCAGAATTTTGATCCTGTATAAATACTCTACCGAATATTGATTCAGGCGTTGTGGGGTTTTTCCCTGTTGGAATATCAAAAGATGTGAAAGAAATATGATAATATCCATTAATAACGGCTATGCTACCACCAGGAAGAACAGACTCTTTTTTAAAGTCATCACCCCACCGATCAGAAATGTTATATGGTTTTGTGTCGTCACCAAATCTTTCGCCACCAGACCCCATAATTAAATTGAATGTGATTGCAAAGATAGTATCACATAATTCATTTGCCTCAAATTCAGCGGAACCCATGCCAGCAATTGCAGCGGTAATTTCTTCTGGTGTAGATGATGGATTTTGCAAAACGTCTAAATCAACAGAAGCTTTTGCAGCTGTTGTTATTCTCACAGCAGCAATTGCATTATATGCTGTCTCTGAGTTCATACTTGATTTGTTTTTGGGGAAGTTTCCCCCAGCATGAAACACCTGTATTAAAGGCATTTTCTCTACGCTTACAGAATTATTAGACTGCTTAGTATTACCAACAACATGATAACAACCATTGCTGTTCTCTTGAAGGTAATTCCTTAGATTTATAATTGCTTGTTGCCAATTTGTTAAAAGTTGTTCAGCCATTTAATCTTCCTCTGATTGCTTTACTTCCATGAGATAAATCACAACAGCACCCAAAACGTCTTCTCGAAGCAACCTATCCGCAGACATCGCAAACATTTTTAATGGTGCATTTTCTTCAAGAGACTCTGGCAGCTCAAAGATCCACCCTTCTCCTGGTTCTGGGAATGGGGCTAAACACTCCGTATGTATGGCAATGAATGGATTAGCAACAACAACATCATCACCTGTATTAGGATCAATCCTAATAGAGGTGTAGTTAATCTGCAAAGTCTTTAATCCTACTTCATCTTCAATAGGGTACGATGCATCAAACTCTTTCCAGATACCATCTGGCCCAACAGCCCTAAAAGGGACACCGAAGTGCCCCTCATTAAGTTGTTTCGTTTTTCTTCTAATGACCCTTAAAAGGTTCACTACTTATCACTCTGAGAAGCTTTAGCAGCATCAGCAATTTTAGAAACTTCACCCTTTTTAACAGCCTTAACAGCGACAGAAGACCCTACAAAGGTTCTAACAACCACTTTACCTTTACCCGCTTTTTGACGGGTATAGGCAGCCATTATTTGGCCTCAAGCTTTTTGATCTTGTCTGTTGCTTCTTTAAGATCTTTAGTAGCTGTTTTAAGATCTTTAGTAGCTGTAGCAAGCTTTTCAGTAACCGCAGTTACTTCCTCTTTTGCTTCAGTAACTTTCGTTTCCATTTCTTCAATCTCATCAGCATGCTTAACTTCAAGCTCACCAACAGTAGTTTGATGCTGCTCTTTGAGCTTTGTAAGCTGCTCTTTAGAGACCTTCTCAACTTCTTTTTGAAGCTGCTTTTCAGTGATAACCTTATCGGCTACCTTGTCTTCCTTGATCAACTTTTTAAGAAGATCAGAATTGACATCTTTTTCTTCAAAGGTCTCCCCATGAGAAATAGTTTTGCCATTTATAACAAGAGTCGACGTTTTATCAATCCAAGTTTTTTTAGCCACGTTTTACCGTCCTATTTTTAATAATGTAGGGCACCAAAGGGTGCCCTACTAATTACAACACTGCATTCTTACCAACAGCCACAGCATCTACATTTGTACATGCATAGATTGGAGCTGATTGAGTTTGAAGCGTAATTGCTGAATTATCCCCATTGCCATAAGCAAAGAACTTAAGCATACGAGGGTCGATAATACTACTTGCACCAGCACCAATAGCGTCAACCATAACACTTTCACCGATTCCAAAAAGGCTCTCGATAACAGAGTGTTTTGCAAATTGAGCTGGGAGCTTGTCATCAGGACCAAAATAGCGGTCAAAACGAGCTTTGGCACCTGTAGCAAAAACAGTTCCCAACGGCATATACTCAACCACTTCACCAGCATCATTAGTATACCAGTTATCATGAGTAAAGAGCCACACCTCTTTACCAGAAGGAGTAACAAGAAATGCTCTTGGATCCCAACCAGCGTCAACATGACGTTTATATTTCTTAGGCGGTTTGGTTTCAGTGTTTTTACCAATCCACACAACATCAATACGTCTGTTATCGGCAGTACCTGTAACAGTATCATGATTTTGGAAAGCATCAAAACTCTTAACATCCATACCAACAAAATCAACCTTTACAAGGCCATTTCTTTGAGCACGAGTACAAAGAGTGTCAATATCAGCGATAGGAGTACCACTACCTTGATCAGTCCAAGGATTAGCAAAGTTAACGGTGTTATCTGGGTTACGCCCAAAGTCAAACTCTCCACCAGTATTATTAACTGCCATTTTACCTTCAAGAATTGACTGAGTTGCCAAAGCCTCATGAAGCCAAATAGTATCAACAATACTATTGTAGAAGATATTACCAGCCTGTTCACGAACTCTATCAAAACGGGATTTACTGCCCGTGTAAATAGTTTCACCTGGCATACGCACAAATGTGTCCGTAGCAGTAATACCACCATCATCTTTAATGATTGGGAATTGACGATCCTCAATAGCCGACAAGAAGCCTTGCTTTTGAATATTTGAGGGCCCAAGTTTCGTAGGAATACCACGAGTACCAAACTTGGCAATTTTATTGTTACTTTTTACAATCTCGATAGATACATTAGTTGCATCATTAGTAAAAAGAGTTTTACCACCAGCATCAGGATTACCAAAGAAAGATAGCATAGCCATGTTACTTTGAACTGTATTTCTCTTCTGGAACATCTCTGCCATTACTCTTGTAAAGGCGTCAACTTGTCCAGGCTGAGAAAAATAATGATTTGACATAATTTTTCCTTACGCTACGTTATTATTTTCAGATTTACGAGCGAACATGCCAGAACGATAAAGGAGGAAACGAGCTGTTGAACTCGCAATACCAGTACCAAAAGCATCATCAATCGCGTCTGTATCGTTATTTATGATAAGGAGATCCTCATCTAGTACAACATCACCACCAACCATTACATCTTCAACAACCACATCGCCAGCGTTGAGTTCAGCAAAAGGAATTGGTTCGCCAGAATAAATTCCAACGTTAATTAAAGCACCAGTAGCAAGAGTTTTTTCCCAAGCTGACCACTTCGCTGTTGCTGGATCTTTACCAACAATAGTTCCATAAACAATGTCAGTTGTAACACCAGCATCTTGTACAAAAGTCTGAGTATCTTCATAACGAGCAGCATTACCACCAATAACAAGACTTTTTTGCGTAAGGGTTTGATTTGATTGTATCATTATTCATCACCTTTGCTATCATCAAGATATGCTGTAACATCAGCAGCACTTGAAAGTACACCTTCACCCTCACCACCTTGACCACCTTGAGATGTGGTTGTTTCTGGCAAGTCCTTAATTTTCGCTTCAAGAGAGTTGAATCTCTCATTGTACGAATCATGCATTGACACAGCAGCAACGAGAGCGCTTTGAGGCTCTTTACCACTGAATACAGCTGTTGCAATATCCTTAATCGTGTCTGGATAGGAAGTGCTCTTAAGAACAGCTAACGCCTGCTCCTTAGCTTCTGCCGAAACATCAACGAGTTCAGGTACAACAGTTGGGTTTGTTACCAAACTACCTTCAGCACCATTTTCATTTGCAGCTGCAACCGCCTTAGCGACCGCAGATTCAAAATCTTTTTGTGCTTCAGGATCTTTGGCAAGAATTGACTTAAGTGTAGCCATTCCTTCTCCTCCTGGTTTTGGCTCTTCACGAACCGAGTTACTATCTTCATTATTTAATATAGCTTCTGGGATATTTTTAAAATGACTCATAACAATAGATTTTTTAGACTTTGCCGAAATAGCCATATTTAAGACCTCATCAACTTCAATCTTGATTTGCTCATTAGCAAACCCCTTTTCAACAGCTTCACTCGAAGTTATCCATGTTTCGCTATCCATCATTTCAGAAACTTCTACCCGTTCTATATCTGAATTGTCAACATAAATAGAAACGAGGTCATCATGCATTTTTTCAAGAGTGTCAGCGGTGTTCCTTAAATCCTCAAAATCACCCACCGCAAACGTGTACGGCCTGTGTATCATGAGGTAGGAACCAATGCGCATAGAAAGAGTAGTGCCAGAGACAGCAATGACAGAAGCCATAGAAGCAGCAACACCAGCTATTTCTATATCTACATCAAAACCCTGTTCTTTAAGGTCAACAATAATACCTCTTATTGCCATACCCTCTGTAACGGATCCACCATTTGAGTTTATTCTAACTTTTACTTTGTCAAATTTACCTTCAAAAGGTTCAATGCCATCTTTGATATCTCTATATGAGATACCCCAGAAGTATGCGTCCATAATATCATCGTCAATATCAATCAAAAGTATCTTGTTTTTAAGCTTTACCGACATCTAATCCTCCAAAAGTTCATCTTGTATTCTTTTGTCTTCTGCCCAATATGGCACAATAAGCTCAGGCAATTGTCTTGCATTTGCTGCCCTATTGGATTTACCGTTGCTACCATTAGTTTCTTGTGCTGCCCTATCTACCGTTGTTGCAGAAATTTCTATATTACCCTTATTAGCCATCATTGATTTATAAGGATCAATATTGGGTACTGGTGCAGCAATAATTGTATGTTTAAGCCAAGCAGCCCTTAATATAGGGTCCGACCATCCAGGACAAGAAACTCTTCCATCTGCAATTTCTTCAGCAAGCCAATTATCATAAAGAGGGGTCATAAAATCAATATCAATATTCATTCTGTAGATTTCAGCTACTCGGTAGAACAAGAGGAGTGCTGCTCTTGATGCTGAATAGTTTTGCCCAAACTTCATCAACAGAACTTCAACAGGCATTCGTGCCGATGCTGCTATAGTCGAAATAAATGAATCAACAAATTTATCATAGTTTGTTACTGGTGCCGTATTACCTATAGCCGTAATTTTATCTTTTGACTTAAGATTAACTACAGCTAAAGAACCCCTATTGCCCGTAACAAACTCGTCAACATGGTCAATATTCATTGCTTCTTGCTTTTGATCTTCAGTAAGAGATTCATACCCAACAAAATCAGATGGCCTCACACCAGCTGGTGTAGTCAAATCCTCAAATGGGTTACTTGGGTCATTATCACCATCATTAGTGACAGCAATAGCAAGTGACGCTTGCTGAATAGCCTTATCAATATGAGCGAGTTTGAAATCTGTTATATTTTGAAATTCTTGAAGTATGTGGCCATACTGCGAATATCCTCTTAGCTGAGATATTTGGTCGCGCTCAAACCCGTGGTGCATAATTGTCCTACCAGCTCTTTTTGCTGGGATTTCAACGTACTTGTAAGACCCGTCTACATTACGCACACGGACCTTGTAAGCTATTTCCCTACCCTTTGCATCTCTTATGATACCATCATTGTAATTAACATAGCTATCTGTACACGTCACGCCCTCACCAATTATATCAAGTGGTTCGATAAACTCAAAAGAAACAGAAGATAAAGAGTCATCTTCTTTTTCAAAGTAGAATCTTACAAATTGATCGTTATCAATAAGCGCAGTTTTTTGAAAAAGTCTTTGGGCTTGGTATACGTTTAATCTTCTGGATCTGTTAGATGTCTTTGAAGAACAAAACAGGTCAAATCTTTCCTGTATTTTGTCATTAAATTTATCTGCCTGTTCCTCAGTTAAACCAAGAATGCTCGCATTGATAGAAGGGGATATTTTAATCCCAACATCTACAACAATATCAGCATTCCTATCAACAATAGAGTGCGCCTCAACAGAATCATGGTAAGCTCTTCTAGCATTCTTCATCATTACAGTGGAATTAATGCTATAACTTCCACCATCACCAGAAATACCATTAACACTCTTTGCGCCACCAGAACTAAACCCAACAACATTGTTGACAATTCTTGGCACAGAAGCCTTACTTCTTCTAGATGATAAAAGAGGAGGTGATTTTACAGAAGTGGTGCTTTTTGCAGCAAAAAACGGGAGTTTCATTTATACCTCGAAGTTCTAAGTCTCACAATGCCCCTATTACCTATTTTGGAATTTAAACGTGCAATTTGAGATTCCAATACACCAATCCATTTTATTAACTGCTCAATATTCATTGTCTTAAAGTGTTGCCTAGCACCGTATGTACCAGTATCAAACGTCATGCTCTCAATACCATCAGTGGCTATTTGCTCCATGGCTGCATCTGCCAATTTCAATTGACGGTTCTTCTTAATAAGATTTTCTTTATGTTCAGCTATAAGCGACATTTAAAAACTCCCTTTATATCGTAAATATAAAAGGAGCATGAGCGGGTGTGTGGATATTTAAAAAAGAAGGGGTGCCCTGTTTACAAATTGGCTGAGAGGACCATAGCGAAAACAACAGAAACGCTAGTAAACAGGGCTTTCGATAAATCGTATTTTTTATTACAGTAAATATACATAGTGTCACTCATCTTTACCACTGTTATCTAGCTGCCGTGTGTCACGGTGCAAAAGATTCCTTGCAAATATATAATCAATATGGCTTACGTCTTTAGCCTTATTCGCTTTAGCTTTTGCTTTTAAGTTTTCAATATACATATTTATCCATATGTCAGCTGCAGCAAGACAATAAACCCGTAAATCCAACGCTTCATTTCTTCTACCACTTGGGCACATAAATGTTCCGTCGGGCTTTTGCTCTTCAGCTGTTAGCATTTCAAAATATCTATCTGGATAATCTTTAGGAAAGTGGCACTTACCACCAAACGACCCAGTTTGGTCAGCTCTTTCAATTGTTGTGTTTAGGTAGCTGTAAATATTCTTCTTATAGTGATTCGTTGATATTTGATACATCGTTAGAGACTCATCAACCTTTGTTTTTGTATATCTCTTATAATCCCTTGAAGAAAACTTATCCTCTTTGGTATTCTTGCCGTTATTCCATATGTAAGATGTACCCATAGACGGGAAAACTCTGTTACCCCTATATCTACAAAACTCATAGACAACATCCATACGCTTACCGTCACGAGCATCTATAAGCCACAAGTAAGGACTATCCATCAAATCGTTAAGCTCTTTCAAAGCACCCTCACCAAAAACTTTTGTAGAACCTTTTATTACTAAGTACTCGATACTCTTTGTAACATAAGAATCACATATACCAAGTATCTCTATTTCAAGACGTGCTGGGTTTTTAACCTTTCTACTGTCCGACTGTGAACCACGCTGAACATCACATGATGCAACCAGGTACAGCACACCTTCAGGAACAACCCTACTTTTATACGTGCTATCTCTAAGAGATATTGTCTTTTCAATATCTGGTCTGGTTCCTTTTTGCTCAAAAGGTAAGCCAAGAACCATATTAGTAAACTCTTGCTCTTTATCTGGATCATCAACACTTGCCTTGTGTTTTACAGCTACCTTTGTCCAATCCATAAATGGAGAATAAAGACCGCTTAATTGAGTAGATATTAACCCGTCACGTGATGACTCTGCATGAGAAACCCACAAACCACGCTGCATAGACAATAACTTGTCTTTTTCAAACCATGCATCTTTGCATTTTGGGCACAAATAAAACACATAATCACTATCTATCTTGCCAGCTTTTGTTTCATAAGTCAACCCACTCGTTCTACCATACCCCATTTCTAGCGGGTATTCAGCCCTACAATATGGGCACTGTACATGGTAATAATGTTGAGATCCAGCAAGAAACTTAGGGTAAATTTTACTTACTCCAAACAAAGTTGGAGAACTCACACTAGCCTTCAATGCACGAGAACCCCAGGTGTCCGTCCTTGCATCAGCTACAGAGTCTGGGTCTCCTTCAAAACCTACTTTATCGGGCCACCTATCAAGCTCATCCTTAAAGAGGATCCGCTTTGTTTCAGAAGCAAGCTTAGATGGAGATCCAGCAGTTACACTATCAAAATTACCACCATAAAATTCTTTTGACAAAACAGTGTTACCAGAAGATCTTCTTTTTGAGTCACCAAAATTATCAGCAACAAATTTTATACCCGCACCAATAGCCCTTGGCTCGATACGCTTAATTGAAAATTTTCTTGCTGCATCATCAGTAGCCAATACTGCCAATATTTCAGAGGGGGAAATTTTCATATAATAAATAGCAGCGTTTTCAACAACGGTGCTCTTACCAATCTGTACACCCCACATATTAACAATCTCGTCACAATTAGTCTCTGGCGACATCCATCTATGTATTTGGCCTAGATAAGGTGCCCTACTATGCTTGTACAATAGCCCTTTGTATGGACCTGCGGGAATTACTATTGTTTCGGCAAAATCATAAAGATTAAGCTTGCTTTTTTGAGTTTTAACATTCTCAAGAACATTTATATAAAATTGTTTATCTGATATTGATGGTGTTACCGTTGGTATTACTGAGCTTTTTTGAGCTTTAAAAAACTTATCAAAGTCAAAACGCTTTTCACCCCTAGAACAGTAGAATAAATGAGATACTACTAAAAGCTCAAAAAATATGAGCTTTTCAATATTTCCCTCAATAACGGTTTTAAGCTGTTCGATAGTGCTTGTTTGATATTTGACGTAATGAGATAAATGCTCTTTTATTCGGCCAACTTTTTCAAGAGAGCACAACACTTCATAAGTCTTCTTCTTCTCGATAGCCTTTTGGATACTACCAACAATAGCACCCTCTTTTGCAGGGTAGTTTTTTAGGTTTTTCCTAACAGAAGAAACAGCTTGCTTGAGACAATCAACCAAAACTACTCCCATTCATGTCCACATTTTGGGCAAACGGTTATTGTTCGCTTATTGGTATTGTCTTGTTCTTCCTCTTGATTATCTTGGCCAAAATCAAATTTAAGATCTAATTTAATTTCAGTATCAACAAACCTTAAAGTTCCTGAATCAATTTTAGGGTTTAAGTCTAACCAACTCTTTAGCTCATGAGTATCAAACTCTCCATACTGTCCAGTTATACCAAGGATTGTTTCCTTAGCCTCTTCAATATCGCCTGCTAATATCTCACAACATGGAATGTCGGGAATCTGCATACCATCAGCTTTTAGTGATACTAAAGCCAATCTTCTTTGGTGCCCGTCAATAAGCCACCACTTTCCAGAATCTCTCCACACAAACATTGGGCTGCGAAAACCTTTAGAGACACGTGCTTTTAGCTTATCAAGATTAGGAGGTGTAATAAATTTTAAATCACCCTGCAAATCACAAAGATCTTCAATAGGTATGTTTAATTCACTCTTTACAAATATTTTCAATGTTTCATCCATGGTAACTCCCAAAAAAAAAGACCCCTCTTAGGGCATTGGTCTGCATAAAGGAGGAGTGACACTCTCAATACGCATATGCCTAAAAGGGGCTTGAATGATATCACTCTAAAAGCATGACCAATGCTTATTAAAAATATAAACACTGGACACTGTTCAAACAAGCCCTATATGTTCCACGTGAAACATAAATTTTACTTTGCCAATGTTCCACGTGAAACATTCGGAGCATCTATGAAAACTTCATATGATAACATTGGTATAAATAAGAACCATATCGTAATCCTCTTATACCAGCAAACAGGAGGAGTCTCGTCAACATTTAAAACCGACTTTACATATAATTCTACTGTTTTTCTGAACATTATTTATCTCCTTTCACTAATTACGAACAGTGTTTTGGTGGGATTGTATATGAAGATGGATCCCTCTGCCGACATTATGAAAAACGGCACATCGCTTATATGGTCGCAATGGGTCGTAAGTCCACTTGTCGTTTATTTGTTTTTCAATAATTTTCCCAATTCTAGCATCACGCATTCTGAAGTCAATTCCCCGTAAAGGTAATTGCCCATGTACGCCTTTGTCGTCAATGCGGTATAAGCTTGTAACAGTCAGCTCTATGCCACTCTCTTGCTCAAATTCCGTCACTATAGTTCTTAGTGTTTTGTTGATGAAATCTAAGTTATTAATATCTATCTGCATATTTCCAACTTTCTGACACTATAACTGTGTCGGTTGGTGGTGGCTTGTCGGCACACCACTTTTATTTTTTCTGTTGATTTTATTAAAAGTCTCTTGTTCAATTTCCAAGCACTCTTTTTCACTAACTCCAAGAGCTCCCATGCATTTTGTAAAAATCTCTCTGCTAACATCTTTCTGTGCTACTTTTGAAAATGTAATAGCGATCAATGAAATAGCAGTTCTTCGATTTATAGGTGTTTTTTCAACCCATTCTTTTGTGAACATAAGTTAGAACCTTATGCGTTGGTGATGGCCTATGGCACACCACTCAGTATATTATTTTACTGTTCTCAAGTTCTTAAGTGATGATACCGATTTGTAGTCTTGCGTATCATCAAACTCTACTTGCCTACGAAATACACTTGTAACAACTCCGCTTCTTTCAAAAACATATCTTGAGCCAATATCATCCCAAAAAAGCCTTTGTCCTATTAGAGTTTTTAGTTTTGTGTATCTATCTATTTTCATTCCATAACCTTTCTATTGGTGATGATTTCCACTACGCTACAACACACCATAGTGGTGTTATATGTGATTAATCCCGATTGTCAATATTTATCGGAGCATAGTTATTAGTAATGTTTGTAACATTTGTTTCTCTTTGGTTCCAACTCGAGTTTTCATCTATCCAAGTTTCACCAGTTTCGAGACTACATCCACAGTCCTCACAAGAAATTTGCATACTTACACGACCAGTTCCCATTCTATCAATATTCGCTTTACCTCCACAAAAAGGACAAGGTTTTAGTTCTCCATCCTTAACCTTCTTCTTTCCAATAGAAATATTGCCACCTGTAATGTTATTAATGCTCCCACCTGCTTTTTGACTTCCGATATTCATACCATTCTCGTTTCTATTAAGTTTTACCATAACCAGAAATATTCAGGAGACGAGATAAAGCCTCGCTCCCGATCTGGTCGTTATTGTTTTCGATTTTTAAAGTGTTTTTCTGCACAAGTAGAACACATCACCAGCCCACAATAATAACACTTGAACATTCGAGCTACTATGTCAGTTTTAAAACATCTACCACAAAAGAGTGTTAGTCTCTCATTTTTGAGCTTTTTCATCATAAGCGAGTACTGAGCCATTGCAATAAATCTCACTCGCAAAGCTTTTTTCTTGTTCACATCTTCCTCACTTTATCAATAAGTAACTGATGCCGTTAAGACTGCAGCTGCAATCCAGTACACAACCATCTTTGAGTCGAGCCCAATGTAATTTATTGCTGTAAAAATATTTATAATTATAACAATCGTTGGACCAATTAAGTGCTTTTCCATTCTAAATCTACCTTTCACGCAAATCTCCACGTTTTCGATTTACAAACAGTGCATTTGTAAAATCTAGCCTTCGCTTTTACATAACCATCAACCGTAAGCTTCTGAATAGGAGCAGTGTGGGTATAAGTAGCTTTTTCGCCACATTTAGTACATATTGCTGTTTTTTTCATAAAAATTTCTCCTAGCATGCGTTATTAGCCTCTTTAATCACAATCATTCCCAAGACTACCCCTAAGCTCTTCAGCAAGCTCTTGAAATTCTGCACAAGCCTCTTTAGATGGCCTGTGAGCTTCTTCTTTTTGCTGCTTGCTCTTTTGAACTTGCTTTTCGGCTGCATTTCTTTTTTTTATGTATTCCATGAAATCATCTTTAGTTGGCATATGGTAGCCACGATAACACAAAATCATTTCAGTTATAACGGTAGAGAAAAACTCTGCATCATCACTATTAAAAAGTTTTGCAATCTCGAAATAATACTCTTTTGCTAGAAAACTTCTATTTAAAGTCTTGTGGAGACTCTTAAACTTTATCCTTAAGAATGATTTTGTTCCTTCTGAGTTGAAATCATGTAAGTTTATCATAATTTATCCTAGAATGGGAAATCTTCTTTTTCTTCTTTAGAGTCGAATTGTGGTTTTAATGACCAAGCCATAATTGTTGCATAATGATCTTCATAGTCTTTTGCAGTAGTTTGTATATAACTATCAAGCTTATTAATCCACCGAACTACATCAATATCACCAAAATTCTTTTCAAGCTTCAAGCGCTCATCCTTTGAGAGAGAGACGTTTTTATGTTCTCCATATTTCTCTCTCTCTAGGTCTTTCTCTGTTTCTAGCTCTATCTCTTTCTTTGGTGTACAAGTGTCGTACAAATGTACAAGCCCCTTCTCACCTTGCTTCTGGAGTCTTCGATACTCCGCTACCCTATCACCTTCTGAAGATGATTTGCCTATAAAGCCTTGGATTTGGGTGAGGAAAATTGCGCCACTATCTTGAATTTCGAGTAGTCCGAATTTTTGAAAGATTTCAATAGCATACTTAACTTCATCAACTTCTCTTGATAAAACAGCAGCAAGTGTAGTAATGTCAAACGGGATATGGTCAGCCATTAATAATAAACCACCACGCTTGAGGCTTCTAAGCTTCAATTCTAGTATGATACAAATGTGCGTATCACCCTTTGGTAGGTTTTTTATGACCTTAATCTCTTCTCTGTCGAAGAAATTGTCTTTTAGTTTTAGATAGAAGTACTTATGACTAGTGCTCATAAAACATCCTTTAGAAAAGCCATAACAGGGTTACTTCAAGTGACACCTTTTAAATACTGGTTGTAGAGAGTATATAAAAGCTTGAAGGCCTGTTATGGCAGAGTTTTATGCTACAACCTTTTCAAACACGAGTGTCAATCGCTTAATAACAATATAATGATTTACAAACTCAAATAGTTAGAATATATTATTTCTCAATATTTTTAAGATCCCTTAAAACCTTATCTTTTGCACCATCTACTAATTCCATACATGCATCCTCAAACATTGAAAAGTGGCTGTTTTCCACCTTCCCAGACTCTAAAATCAACTTTGAAACATCTTGCAAGGATGTACTTGACACCCTTGGTATTCCAGTAACAAAATGATTTACAAACCTCTCAATTAGAAAAGTAAGGGTCTCCCTTGTCGCTAATTCGTTGCGTTCTTTTTGGTTAGCAAGTTGAAGTTTTAAGTACTTTTCCCTGGAAGAAAGCATTTCTGCTTCCTGCTTCATTTTTGTAATATCAGCGGAACTATAATTATTTACTTGCTTGCTTAAATCACCAGTATCACCACCAACAACAGGCTTCTCCTGCTGCTTATTATTTGATTTTGGAGTAGTTTTTTTTACTTTTGGTGTCTTTGAACCTTTTTTCGATGGCTTGGAAACACCAGAACTGTTTAACTTAACAAATGCCTCAAAAGCTTCAATTTTCGCTGGATCTCCGTAAATGTACGTTTGATTCAGCTCTGAATCAGTATCAATTTTGCCGTTTTCATTTTTTTCTAACTGAAGTAACCCGACACATTTTGATATTCTTTGTCGAGAAACACCAACAGCATCTGCAAATTTTGAACCAGTTAAGATCATGTCAACCTCATTTTGTCAACTTGAGTTGTTATTTTCCCTAAAATATAGCTTATTAGGCTGGATTGTTGTTGTTTTTTTTGTCAACGGTTGACAATGGCTTTTGTCAACTTGATATTTTCCCTATATATGTACCCGTGGATTTTTTTGTCAACCCCGTTTTTCGATTTTTGAGGTGATTTCTGGGGGAGTCGCGATTACACC